GGATGAGGATTCCCTGCTCGCTCGCCGTGAGGACTACGGCAAGGACAAAAACGGTGAGCCGGTAGAGCTGCCGCCGGGCGTCCTCGTTTTGACGGCTGGCGTTGATACGCAGGATGATCGCATGGAGTATGAGATCGTCGGGCACGGGTTCTTCGGCGAAACATGGGGCATTGAAAAAGGAATCGTCATGGGACGCCCGGATGATGACGCCACATGGAACAAACTCGATGAAGTTGTGTTCGACCGTGTGATGCGTTTTGAGAACGGCGTCGGCCTGCGGGTGTCTATGTCCTTCGTGGATGAGGGCGGTCACTTCACGCAGAGCGTTCGCGCTCAGTGCAACGCC